CCACGGATACAATTTCTTCACGATTAAAGATGACAAGCTCTATGGCGGAGATAGCTTTTCTCCAAATGTCTTTGAACTCTTTTCCGGCTGGGATGATGACGAATTCTACATCGAGGGAAGCTGGGAGGCAAAAAACGACAATCTGGATACCGAGCAATTAAAGAAATTTAAGGAATTCATCGTGGCTGGATATATTCAGCCTGAACAGGGCTTGAATGTCTACATTAGCTTTGACGGTGACCCATACGAGCTTATCGGTGAAATGGAAGGAAGCGACTCGGCAGTCCAAAAGACCAGCACAATCAAGATAGGAACTTCCCTTATCGGAAGCAAAAAGGTTGGAGGAGAGGCCACGGAGGACGCCTACTTTTTCAAGAAGAAGTTTAAAATATCAGGTCCGAAACTGGACAAAGCCAAAATAAAATTCGAACCTTCTGGAATAGGGTATCTGGCGATTTACGAATACAAGTTTTCAAATATACGCCTTAAAGGCTCAAAAATACTTAAAAAATATCAATAAGATGTATGAAGAAAATATTTATCATTCTAGCTGGACTGCTTTTAACTGCAAATCTAGCTAACGCTACGGTAAAAAAAGCCACGGTTTTTCATCCGATTACGGGAGAAAGAAAAGTCGTCACAGTAGGCGACCCGGATGCTTTCGATGGTGGATTCCGCCTGGAAACGCCGACTGACTATTTCAATCCCATCCTGGGAGCCACCGTCCCTCTGGCTGTCGCTGATTTTGAAACTTCTCTCGCTCAGAAGCTCACCTCAACCGAAACGTCTTCGATGACTCTGGTTTCAGGAACCACGGGCGATGGAACAACCTTGAACGGCATTTACGGGTTTACGATTGACGAAGGAAATTCCTACAAGGAATATGTCATCGCCACTTGCGTGGATACGGCTTGCTCAAGCCTTACCAGGGGAATTTCCACAGTTACCGGCTCATCTTCCGTCGCCGCCCTAAAAAAAGATCACCGCCGGGGGGCCAATGTAAAGATTACAGACCATCCCATAATTACGGTCATGGCCCGAATCCTGAACGGGCAAGATACGATTCCTGCAAAGCTCATCTATGACGATACCCTTCAAATTGGAGTAGGAGACGCTACTTCCACTATCCCGACCAAATACTACGTTGACAATATTGCCATAGCCGGAGGAACAACCGCCACAGAGGGCACTCCAGGAATTTCAAAAATAGGAACCGCCCAGCAGATTGCTTCAAGCACCTTCAGCGCAGGAGACCCCACTGTCATTCCGACAAGCAGGGCCACCTCAAGTCCGGATGTAAGAAGTCTAGGAAATATCCCAGCGACGGGAAATGATGGCTATTTAAATCAGGGGTGGTTGGATTTATCTGAAACGTTCACATTTACAGGAGGTGTTGATGGTATCATAATAGGAAAGAATATTTCTATATTGACAGCCTCAACAACAATAACTGGAGCTTCAACACCTCAGCCGGTATATATTGCAACTACTACAGGAGCTTTGGAATTAAGCGATGCCAATAATGATACTACTTATTATGCTTTTCACGGATTTGCAATATCCTCTGGCGTAAATGGGGAGTCAATTTACGTCCAAACCAAAGGAGTCGTAACTGGTTTTACGGGCTTGACTCCAGGAGCTGATTACTATGTTCAGGATTCTGTTGGGACAATAGGAACATCAAAGGGCACAACTCCTCTTAAAGTAGGCAGAGCGTTAACATCAACTACGCTTATGATTGACAGGCAAAAGACATTCGGGACATTTGCAGCAAAGACAGATAATACAGAATATTTTGCCTATACTGACGGAAATCTGTATTGCTGGGCAGGAGATGGTTCAGGAGCCAGTGCTATGACTGCATATATTAATAATACTATATATATCAAAGATAATAACTCAACCAATGGCGGTGTCAGCGGATTTGCATTGTTTGTGGCGGCTGGCCAAAAATATAAATGCGATGGAGCAGTTACTGGCGGAACTAATTCTATATACTGGCAACCATTTAATTAACTATTAATTATGAAATATGGCAGACCTAATAAGCTATCGCTACAAATCAAGCGAACCAGAGGGCAAGTATGTCCATACAATTTACGACAACGACCCCAGAATTAAGAATTTGATGTCAGGGGGAGACGTTGAATTTAACAGACCCATTCCGCCTTCAACTCCGCCATCGAGCGTTGTCTATAACCCTGACGGCACTAGAAGCAAGGTTGATCAATACTATGAGAAAAACGCCCCGATGTCAGAGCAGGATATCGCAAGAAAGGAAATAGAGACAAGAGAGGAATTTCTGAAACGCCAGCAGGCCGCAATCGATTCCATCAACAATATGTATGTCGGAATCATTAATCGGGCAAAAGAGGAAAACCAGGGCAGGCTTGGCTCTGCAAATACGATAAACGCCCTTTCTGGACAAAGGGGTACACCCTCAGGCTCAGCCAACATTCAAAAAACGGAACAAAAAAACCGGGCAGTTTTAGATTCTATAGACGCTGAAAAGCAAAATAAAATCACTCTCATCATGGACAAATACGCCAAGGACTTAACTGACGAACTGAAATACCAGCAACAGCTCAGGCGGGAAGACACCCAGAATTGGCTCGATTACATGGCCGGCAAAGAGGAAAAGGACAAGGCCCGAGGCCTTGCCATGCGTTCCGACCTCATCACGCAAAGAGTGTCCCCAGACCTCATCACAGACGACCAGTGGAGCCAGATGGCCGATGCTTCCGGCTACAGCGTGGACGAATTCAAAGCTCTCTACAATGCGGAATACAAGAACTCTCAAGATGAATGGGTGAAGAATGAACAAGACAGGTTAAGACAGATACAGCTTGATAACCAGAATATTGAAAAAGGAAACATCGACATCCAGAACGCCAAGAGTGCCCAGGCCCAGCAGAAGGCTCAATTTGACAATGATTTGAAATTGAAAGGATTCGAATACGTGAGCGATCCGAAGAAACTGAAGAACCTGAAAGCGGATGAAATCGTAAAGCTCACTGACCCGAATGGCCAAGAGAGGATTTACAAGGTTCCGAAAGGAATGAGCGAATTGGAGCTCTACGAAGCCAAGAAGCAGATAGACGCGAAGTATAAGACAAGCGGAGGTGGATCAGGAGGAGGAACGGGAACCTATCCTAAAGGCTTCGATTCGGCTGTGAAAGCAGGGATAACCAACCTTCAGAAAGGCGAAAAATGGGGAACCGTGTTCGACCGAATTAAGAACCAATTCCCAGACATGGACGACAATACCATAGACAAAGCCCTCGGCCCGGAATGGAGAACCGAAGGAGCCTTCGAAGAATGGAAAGCCAAACAATACAAGCAAGGGACACAAACCGAATGGCAGACCCAGGCTCCCGTATGGGAATGGCTCGCATCAGAAGAAGCCTTGAATATGACAGACGAACAAAAAAAGCAAGAAATCATGGCCAACGGCTTCAATCCGGAGGACTTTGGCATTTACTAACTTATGCCCTTAAAAGATTATCTACAACAAAAAGGAGTAAAGACTTCTGCCACTCCCGCTTCCGGTGCATTATCTGATTACCTTAAATCAAATGGATACACCCCGCCCCAATCCACAGATATTAAAAGATCTTCAACAACTCCTGCCCAGGCCAAAAAAGAGCCTCAAAAAAAAGAAAACACCTCACTTTGGCGGTTTCTTGGAAAGCAACTGATGAAACCGGTCGGAGTCGGCGCGGAAGCCTTAGAAACGGCCTCGAATGTGGGCGGCTCTTTGGTTTTGCCGTTAAGCAAAAAATACACCCTGAAGCAAGGCCTAGAATCGGCTGGTAAAGAGCTTCTTGAGGGAGCCAAGGATATTAAGGACGTTGTAACGGGAGAGAAAGAAACTTCATTCAGTCAGAAGCTCAAAGAAGACAAGGCCAGTATGAATAAGGCGCTGAATCGTGAACCGACCGCCTTTGAAAAGTTTTCCGATGAGGTAATCGGTATCGGCGGTGATTTTGTATTGGACCCGTTAAACAAGCTGAAACCCGTAAAACTCGCCAAGCAAATCGGTAAAGTCACAAAATTGGATAAAGCCGCTTCAGCCGGGGCGAAAGTTCTCAAGGAGACAGAAGCTTTTAAAAAGGCCCGTTCAATATTTTCAAATACGACTGGCGATAAAGCGTTTGATGAGGTTGTTGGAAAATTCAGGAATCTTTATCAATACCGGGAAGGTCAACTGATTGATAAGGCGAGCAAGCTCCAGAAAGACATCAAGGCTCTATCCAAAGGAAATAAGAAAATTGAAGAAACTATCACTGAAGGCCTGGAAAACAGAAACAGCCTTTTCAATATTCCGAAAACTGTAAATAAGACGATTCGTGAAGCGGCAGATAATGAGAAGGATTATATCCTCAAAAAACTCACAGATTTCAAATCTTCGAATAAAGCAATCCCGGTTCTAAATGTGGTAGAGGACTGGCTAAAGCTGGCCGATAAAAACAAGCTCAATGCTGATGACCTTTATGAGATTTCAAAATTCTTAGAAGAAAAGGGAGTGAAACTCGATTTTTCTGGAAAAGTTCCAAAGGTAGGCCAAGAGGTCATTAATATCGTTGATGATTTAAGAAAGACATACAAGGATTTTCTAGATGCCTCACGGAAGGTCGGTTTAAAAGTCGGGGAAATTGCTGAATATGCCCCACATATCAGGACGAAAGAAAGCTTTGTAAACAAAGCAAAAGAGACCTTCGGCTTAGGCGCGAGAGTCTGGGGCAAGGCAGGAGTAGAAAAAGGAAGAAAACTTGAAGGGACGATTAAAGAGCTTGCCGAACAGGGAATCGATATTTTTGAAAAGAATCCGGCCATTCAGCTTGCAAAGAAAGGGCAGACATACGTTAAGGCCATTACTTCAAAACAATTCGCCGATGAGGTTGCCAAGTTCGCCAGTAAAGACGGCATAGAAGTCACCAATCCCCTTCTTAAAGGCATGAAATTCGCCCCGGAACAGGCCAAGGTAATCGACAACTTCTATCAGGGCATCAAGCCAGATGAATTGAAAGTCATAATTAAGGGATTTGACAAGATTCAGAATTGGTGGAAGGCCCAGGCCCTTGTCGCCCCCTCTTACCATATCAGGAACATTGCCGGGAATCTCTGGAATAATTTCTTGGCCGACGTGAACCCGGCAGACTACCTGAAAGCCGCCCAGCTTCAAAGAAGACCGGAACTCAATTCGAAGCTGATCGAGGCAGCCAAAAAATACGGCGTCCTTGATGAAGGATGGTATGCCAAAGACATCGGCGAGGAAGTGCTCGATAGAGTAGGCCGGGGAGCCAAGAGTGTAGCCAAAGGATTAAACCCTCTTTCCCAGAGCAATTACCTATTCCGTGGAAACAAGGCGGTCGGCTCAACAATTGAAAACAACGCCCGTCTTGCGCATTTCATTTCCCAAATTCAAAAAGGAATGAGTTTTGATGATGCGGCGAAATCCGTTAAGAAATTCCTTTTTGACTACGGGAATCTCTCGGCCACGGAAAAAAATGTCTTCAAGCGGGTTATCCCATTTTACACTTGGACCAGAAAGAATCTTCCCCTTCAGCTTGGCGAGCTTATGCAGCAACCGGCTAAATATGTCCTCCCATACAAGATCGTTGATAGGTTGGAGGCCGGCGTCGAAAAGCCTGACGAAAGGTATATGAGCGAGTATCTGAAGGGCAATATCCCAATCAGGATTCGCAAGGACAAGGAAGGGAACACGGAGTATTTCCTACTCGGCCAATGGCTTCCCTTCGCCTCTGCCATCGACCTTTTGAGCCAGCCGATGGACAATCTGCTTGGAATGGTGACTCCACTCGTCAAAACCCCGCTTGAGCGATTCAGCAACAAATCAACTTACTTCAAGAATACACTCGGAGAATACCAGCCGATCGAAAGGGAGGATATGGAGCAGGGGGAATTCTTGGGGATGTCCCTGAGGAAGAAAAATATCAACCTTCTGAGAAACATCAGAATTCTGAGCGATTTGAATAAATGGTATGAAAAGACGGACAAGACCGATGTAAAAGAATCGGTTATGGTAAAGCTTCTCAATACTCTTTTCGGGAAAGCCGCGACCTACGATGTCCAGAAAGCGAAATATTTTTATAGGCGAGATACCGAAGACAAAGTGAACGCCTACAAGCAGGCGATTAAGGATGCTCAAAAGAAGGGTTACAAAGAAAAAGCAGCCCAATTAAGGAAGGAAATGATTGAATTCCAGAAGTCTAGGAAACTTCAATAGCATCCGCCCATGTAATCGGGCGTGCAATATTCCTCGTATTCAGTTGTGCTTCCGATATCTTCCCCTCTACTGCATTGAACAATGAAGGTGATAATTGCCCCGAATAGAATCAGGTAGACTATCGGAACGATAATCCATTCTTGGTTTTGCATATTTCTAAGATCACCCACTCTGCCCCCTTCGGGGGGCACGGTGGGTTTTTTAATTCCTCACCCCACTGAAAACGACCCCAGTTTCCCCTATAAATTTGCTCTCACAGTAGAATTTTCCCATTAGTCGATGTGTCTATCGTTTTGAGGGTATTTTCGCTCTCAGGGGATTCTGTGGCCTATTCCTTCAAAATGTTCTTAAGGGCTTCCATTTCTTTTTTGCTCATCTGAATTCTCAGCATCTCCTTATCGTTGGAAACCATAAACCCTTCATCGGTTTTAACCAAGGAAGTAAATTCAAAATCCACAATCTCCTCAAATTTCGTTGCCGGCGTTCCCTTCAAAATTTTCATAGTGTCTCCCTCCTGGGGGCCACAATATCTTGTGTCAGTTGCCTTGACTCTCCCCCCATGTAGTGATAACCTAAAGCAAACCCCGACCGCCTCAACGATCGGGGTTCCGGTAAAATAAGCCCTATGGGCGAATAGCTAAAGGTGCTTCAGGCTTTCCTTTTTTACAGGAATTCCTGGCCCCTGTCAAGCTCTTTTGGGGCCTGTTTTAATCAAGCCGGAGGAAGGGCGGTGAATCATGAATGGCTAAAGGAAAAGGTAAATCTGGGGGCGGTGGCACGAGAAAGATCGGTCGGGATGCCCGTAGCGGAGAGTTCATACCTGTAAAGGAAGCTCAACGGAGAAAGGCAACGGCGGTCGTCGAAACCATCAGGAACCCGAAAAAGAAGTAGCTGAATTTCAGGGAGGGGAGGAAACTCCCCTCCGCATTTTTGTCGTTCATTCTTTTTTAACGCATTTTCTTTTATGTCTGGTCAGATATGAAAATTCTTGATGTGCATATACTCACATGGGTCGGTATATTTGTCGTTTTAATCGGGACTGGACTGACATTCCTCGGTCAGCAACGAAGCAGCGATAAAAGCTCAAAAGAAATTTCTGATAAAGCTGACAAAATACAATCCCTGACAGAGAACAACATTAAACTGAGTCAGCAATTGGCTAATACGGCAACGAAAAATGCTGAACTGAGCGAGGAATTAAAGAAATATCTTACCAGTGGAGATTCCTACTGCTACATATTGCCAATGCCGGACCAAATATCTGATAGGCAATCATTCCTACTCTTGCATGAAGGAAAATATCCTCTGTACGATGTGACTATTGAATTTATTGATCAATCCTTAATGAGCGGCCTTCCACTAAAGAACCTCTATGATAATATCATTGAAAGCCAGAAAGAGGATGTTGAAGCAGGTAGACCTAAAGAGCGAGATTTGTATGCTGAAATTTCAGATCTAAGAGAAAAGGCCATAGTCAGAATTCCAATTGGAACACTTGGGCCAAAAACAGCACGGGAGTTAGGAAGACTAGACATGCGAGGGAGAAAAGAGGCCGATTTTAGAATTACAATTTCTACAAGGAACGCTTTCTTCAGCGAACACATAAGAGAAGAAAGAGTAGATAAAGGATGGCGTTATTCATGGCAAGTTACAAGAACAGAAAACAATGAATCCATAATCCTCAAAGAACATATCAATCCAAAACTTCCATTAATTCCGCCAGAGGAATCTTCCCCTTCAAAAGATATTCCAAAACAGTGACATCAGCATAGTTATATTTGCGCGCCAAAATCTTAATTCTGGCCTTTGTGTCTTCTGTAATGCCAATTGTCTTTATCTTATCCCTCATATTTCTATATATTCAATATGTTCAACATGCGTATGCATGTTCAATATAGGGCTCCTCCAGCTTCCTACCTTCCCGAATAAAGCTTAACTCTCACACCTAAAGAAAACAAATCCTTAAAAAAAAGAAATTATGGAATCTTATTCGGTATAGGTTATCGCTGTTTTCGCCCTCGAAATCAATCAATTAAAAAGATTAAATAATTTCGGCGGCATTCCAGCTTAGTTTCAAAGAGCGGCGGGCCAGATTAGCTCTAGAAGCTAATCCCCATGCTTGTCGCGATGTAGTGTTATTGGCCCGCCAGTTTCAGAAAACAAGTCATTTCCTAGTGTCGCGACGGTAAGGGGCTCCCCGAGGATATTTTTATTGACCCCATAAGTCCGAACTTTCCGCCGCAACATCAGAATACAAAAAAGCTTTACCCCGAGGGTGGAGATTCACAGAACCACCCTAACAGAATAAAGCTTTTTTGTGTGAATCTTTTCTAGCCTCTTTGGTTGTAAAAAACCAGTTTCATAAATGTAGCTAATAATATTATACCACAGTATTGAGATGTTGCAATAGGTTAGGCTGTGGATAACTTCTATATCAATGATTTGGCTATTGTTAGGGGAGAAAATGGAAATCTCCCCGTTGTTTTCAGACTCGGGACTCCAGCTCTTTTTTGAGAAACTTCCGAAGCTTGATCTTTTTGTAGCATTCTTTGCAGATGCCGTGAGATATTGGGACGGCTTCCGTAGCCTTCTTAACTCGGCACTCCTTCAGATTGCAGGTTTCACACAGCCTGTCTTTCTCCTGGTTGTCTGTCTTGCAGCCATAGATCCTTTGGCAGTCGATACATCCTCTTGCGATCATCGTTTTTCCTCCCTTCTTTGTTCAGGTTGATTTGCGGCCCAGCATGGTCAATGACGTTGATGTAAACCGTACATCCGGTAAGGCCGTAGAAGATCGCACCCCAGAAGAAGAAACAGAAGAAGATTGCCAGCATGAACCCCCAGTTGATGCGTTTAATCCGTTGCATCGTACATCCTCCTTGTCCATTTGGCCTTGAGCCGTTTCTTGCGGTTTTTCTGTTTATTTCGCTGCTTGGTGACTCGCCAGTCCTTGAGTAGCTCAATGGCGATGAAGATGAGAAAGAATACTGCGATGATAGAGGCCAGTAGTGCTTTGGCTGTCATGTCTCCCTCCTTATTAGAATGAACGTATATTAATATTATAACATGCCACTATTAGTGGAAGCGTGGTATAATAGTGGTATGGTATACATTCAAAGATGGAGCAATAATAAATATAGAAACGTTAAGCAGGAATACAACGGAGTCAGATATGACAGTAAAAAAGAAGCATACAAGGCTTATGAACTTGATTTGCTATTGAAGGCTGGAGAAATCAAAGGTTGGGATAGGCAAGTAAGATTGTCGTTCAATATCATGTATGAAAGAGGCAGGCCTGTTCTTACAGGTGAGAGAGCGAAAGATTTAAAGGAAAAGGGAAAGGTATTTTGGCACTTATGGGATTACCTAATAGATTTCGTAATTTATCACAATAACGGGAGCATAGAATATCTTGAAATTAAAGGACTAGAAACTCCCGAATGGAAGAAAAAATGGAAGCTTACTGAAGCCCTCTACAATGACCATCCGACTATATTCCTCACAGTAGAAAAATAGCCGTTATCTTCCCAATCTTTCCAATGCACATTCAAATTACATAAATCATACTGGACCTGAAAGGAGGTCTAGTATGGGAAAGAAAAAGGTGTCGGTAAGCAGAGAGGTGTTGAGGTTTCCATTCACAATCTTAGAGGAAATGGGAGGGCAAATTGTAGGCAGGAAGAAACGGAAGAAGAAGAAATCAGGTGGTAATTCTTTTCACGTTCATTATCACTTCTATAAGGAAAGGAGAAGACGAAGATGAAACAGGCAACAGATGATTTCACGAAACAGGCCCAGGCGAAGTATGACGAGCTTCAGAAGAAGGAAGGCAATCAGCCAGATGCTGGACTTTTTCTTGTAATGGATGAAAAGCAGGATGAGGGAACGTGATTTATATCCTGTGGATAACTTTCGGTGCTTGCACTTTGTGGCAACCTCAAGTTTTCCACAGGATTTTCATTTTGGCTAACTTTAGTGCTTGGTTCTCGATATATAACCTATTGCCTTTGCTAGCATATTTGATATAATAATAGTAGATAAGAATTAAACAAGTATTTATGCCAGTAATATTTTCAAGAGTAGATAGGAGAACAAAAGAAGAATTTTCAAGAGCCTGCCAAATCACCCGCAAGTCTGAAAGCGAAACAGTAGCAGAGTTCGCCCACAAACACTCCCGCAAAATCCTAAAAGAACAAACCAGTCATTTCTCCTCTTCTAAGAAAGCAGGCTTCCTAGAAGCCGAAGGCTACAAAGACAAAAACTAATTCACATAACTGACGGTTCGTCATAACGGAGTTTAGCGGGCCGTCGTAAAACGTATGAAGCTTTACAACACGAAAGACCCCCAGGTGAAGCCATCGGTAGTCATGATGGTATACGGGGAAGGGGGAGTCGGCAAAAGTACATTCGCCTCAACCGCCTCAAAGCCGATCATGGCCGACTGTGAAAATGGGGCCAAGTATTTCGGACTTCGAGGCATTTCAATGGACGTGGCCCTGATTGAAAAGTGGGCCGACATGAAAGAATTCTTGGCCCTTGTCCGAACAGGAGATTTTGACACCATCGTCATCGACCCGGTGGGCGACCTCATGGACAAGCTGAAACGGGCGATGATCGCGATGGGCGACAGAAAGCTTGTCCAGAAAGACGGAAGCCCGAGCATGGCCGGTTGGGGATGGTTAAAGAAAACCCTCCGCGACTACATCAAGATTCTGAGGGACACCGGTAAGCACGTAATCATTATTGCTCATTTAAGCGAAGAAAAAGACGACGAGCGAATCGTCAAACGCCCAAAGGTCGAAACTAAGCTTTCGGATGACTTGGTAAACATGGTTGATATCGTCGGCTACATGACCGTGGTAAAGGAAGAAGGGGAAGACAAGAGAATCATCGTTGTTGATCCAGGCTCCGACAGATACACCGCCAAAGACAGAACCGGCCAGCTGGGAAGAGTCATCGAGCCGGACTTCCAGAAAATCGTCAAGGCCGTCCAGGGAACAGAAAAGTATATATGGAGCAAACAGCCCGCAACCTCAGTCCAGAAAGCTCCTGCAAAGACTGCTACTCAGTCAGTTGAGAAGAAGCCTGCCGAAGCTCCCGGTCCAAAACCATTGCAAAACAAGAAATTGAATGAGGCCAGAGAAAAACTCAATAAGGCTAGAGGTACAAGCAAAGCCGCTTAATTCACTAACCATTCATATATGCCAACACAAAAGGAGACTCATTCACTCTACGGGGGAGAGGTAAAAATCGACTTCTTCCCCACATCGCACCGCTACAAGCTCGCCGGAGGAAGAACCTATTTAATATCCGCCACGGCTTGCACAGGGGTAATCGACAAGTCCAGATTCTTGATTCCTTGGGCAGTCAACTTGGCCGGAACATTTCTTAGACAGTTCATTGAGAACGCCCAGAATACTCAATTTACCGCTGAGGAGCTTTTACCCGTTATAGAGGAAGCCCTCAAACAGCACACTGTTAAAAAAGAGGAAGCAGGAAGCGTCGGAGACCTCATCCACGCTTGGGCAGAATCATTTGCCAAGTCGCAAATCGAGGGCAGTCCAATGCCCGACATTTCCGAAGACCTGGACGAACGGGTAATCAACGGAATCAACGCTTTCCTCGACTGGTACAACTGCCACAAAGTCAAATTCCTGCACGCTGAAAAAGTCCTCTATTCAAAGAAGCATGGCTTTGTGGGAACGGCGGACGCGGTTGCGGAAGTGGACGGTAGGAAGCTCTTACTGGATTACAAAAGTGGAAAAGGCCTCTACAACGAATTCTATTACCAAGTGGCCGGGTACCGGCTTGCCTACGAGGAGGAATACGGCAAACTTGACGGGTCGATGATACTTCACTTCGACAAGGAGACCGGAAACTTCACCGCCAAAGACATCAGCGATGAAGAATATAATCTAAATTATCCTGTCTTTCTCGCTTGTCTTGCAATTAAGCAGAGAGAGAAGGAATTAACTAAATACGTAAACTAATCTTATGGCAAAGAACACAAAAATTGGGGCCCTTTGGCTTAGAAAAAACGATAACGTCGGGCAATACCTATCAGGGGTATTGAACGATCTAAAGGAGGACATTGATATCGTAGCATTCAAGAACAAGAACAAAGGAGAGAACGGACCTGACTTCCTTATCTACCGCTCTCAGAAGCAGGAGAAGCAGACGGCATCAGCAAACGACCTCGTAATTGAGGATGAAAATACTCGGGATGGAATTGAACCGTCAGATGAGGAAATAAATGTGGATGAAATCCCATTCAATTAGAAAACAAAGGAATAGCTGGCCGGGGCTAACTGGCACCGGCTGGCTATCTCCATAAATCATATGAACAGCCCAACATTCATTGGAACAATCAAAGACGGAAAGTTCGCGCTTGAGAAGCCCGACTATTTCAAGAAATACATCCAGACCTTAGAGGGTAAGAAAATCAAGCTTTCCGTAAAACTCCACCGCAGAACCAGAACGACCGGGAAGATGAGCGACTCAAGCAATCAGAACGGACACCTCTGGGGAGTGGTTTACCCGATTTTATGCGACTACTTTGGATACTCTCCGGACGAGATGCACCAGGCGATAAAGTGCAAATTCCTCAGAATTGGAGGAACGGACGACCTTCCGAAGATCCGGAGTTCTGCCACCCTGAATACCTTGGAATGGGAAGACCTGATGGAAAACATCCGCGTTTGGGCTTTAACCGATTACAACATTCAAATACCAACCGTCGCCGAATACTATGGCGAGGAATAGACCTTTAAAAACATTCTTGTTAATAGACACCAGCCTTACCAGTCCGTCTTCTCCCATTTTAGCCCCAGCCCTAAGGCTATCAAGGCGATGGATAACCCTGAAGGGTTACCCACACCTATGACAGCCTTGGGCTCCCAGAGGCTTTCCAAATGGGCGAGACGGACAGTAAGGCAGTCCGAAAGTTAACTATTAACAAGAAAAATTATGTCAAACAAAAATCTTGACACAGCCTTGCGAGAGGTTTTGTCAGAAATCCGCCAAGGGCTGGCGGAAAAAGTAAAGGCCCTGTTTCAAACTGAATTAAACAAGGTGCAAAAGTCGAAGAAGCTGAACAGATTGGTAGAGAAAAAGGAAAGACTTCAAAAGGAACGCAGTGATCTAGAGAGAAAATATTTCAACGACAGGGAATTCCTTGACGCGAAAATTTGCGAGGCTCAGTCAGCAATTGATATCGTTGACGGAGTTAGTGAAGAATCACCCGAAGGAGATGCAGATGTGATATTGGACGTTAATAAAATCGGCTACAGACCGACCAAATCGCAGATAGAGACCGCAAAGAATATTGAAAAATCACCCGAAGCGAAGAATTATTTCAAGTTTCTAGATGTCGAGAAGAACACGAACACGATGTACAGCCTTGCCATAACAGCCAAGGAAAAAAGAAATATCATTTTCTCAATTCAATCGAGGGACTGGAGAAGCCTTGGCATAGAAGTCCCTCAACTTCCCTACTTTGAAAAATTCGATATAAAAGACGGGGAAATCAAGGTGCCGAAAACACCGCAAATAGAGGCGAAATCAAAAGCCTAAATTGATTGCCTCTGTCCGTCTCAAATAATTTTAAACATAGAAAATAAAAATAAAAATATAAAAACTATGAAAACAAAACACAACAAAACCTATGCTGGGAAACCTACTCAGCGTATCAAAAAAAGAAGAAGACTCGTCATTGCAGGGCTTATCATCACAGCCGTAATGACAGTGGCCATAAATAAGGCCTATGCTTACCTATTTCAATGGGAAGCCCCAGAGATAAACATTTATCAGCCAAAGATTGAAAGTGAATTGGAAATCTACCCAAAAGAAGAACCAATGAAAGAATGGGTATTGAAAACAGTCTACGAGGCAGGGCTCAACCCAGAAGAAATTGACTGCCTTATAGAGAATGAAAGCGGATGGAATGACTACGCCTACAATGTAAATTGGCACAACGGCACAACCGATATGGGCTTATGGATGATCAACAGCATTCATAAGGGAACCATCGACGTTAGAGATAGGCTTGATTACAAGAAGGCTACCTACTGGGCGATTGATAAAATCAAGAGAGATGGAAACTATAACGCTTGGTATGGATATTCTAAGTGTAAATAATATGAAATTAGGAGAAAAACTTACAGCCGGGGTTTTGACTCATATTCTTATGTGGGCCACCCATTGCTCAAAAGATGAGAATTACAAATGGACGAAGACTGATGTCATGATTGCTTTATTGATAAAAACAGAAATTAGAAAGTTTGAACACGATAGATATATTGAGCAGAAGAATGAGAAAGTGAGAATACCTTTCCATTTAACTTAAACATATGGGACAAGAAAGGAATACCCAACTTCAAACAATCAGGGATATGCTTATTTCTACGGGAAGTGTATCAAGAAATTGGTGCTTGCGGAATTACATATTAAGACTCGGGGCGAGGATAAATGACCTCAAGAAAGAAGGACTTGATATTGACGGAAGATTCGTGGAAACCGAACACGGGAGAGACTATGTATATTATCTGAGAAAAAGAGAACAGACTTCAATGTTTTAACTGCCCACTTTCCCATCCCTCAAACCCGTCCTTCGCTTCCTCATCAAAACCTCAATTGATTTAGGTGGTTTGTTTTGATAAGTCTGCTACAGGATCGGTCAAAGCCTCTTTGATGAGGCTGTAAGGAATTTAGAACCCATTGAAATAATTGAACAAATGACAGTAGACCTGTCAGATTTCCTTACCAAGTCAGCGACAAAGCCCCGTTTGGCTGAATGCCTTTGGATAATCGCCGAAGTGCGGTATGCCACCTGGGGGCAGATAAAGGCTCAGGAGGACGTATGGGTCCAGCATATCGCCACAAAAACCAAGATTTCCAAGCTTCTAGAGCTTGGATTTCTTGTTTTAAATCAAGAGGTTTATTCAGTTGGAGAGCAAGGTTTTACATTCCTAAAGGAACAGGGTTATAATACCGCCCACCTTCAGAAGCGTTTGAGGGCAGACGGAAGCTCCCACACACTTCAAATTACAGAGATTTTGCTCTCTGTCAGGAAAGAGTCTCATTTTTTTACTGTTTTTTTTCCTACCTTTACAGAGCTTGAGCCAGACGCCTGCCTCGTTTTTAAGAAGGAAGACGCCTACAAACTCGAATTTCTTGAAGTTGAGCGGACAGAAAAACGGGACGGATACCTGATCGAGAAGAAGAGGAAATATGAAGATCTTGCCCAAAGAAAAGAAACCTGGGAAAAGTGGTGGCGACATAATTCTAAAAAGCTCTCACTCCCGTTCTGCAAAAGAGAAGACTTCTGCTTCTCGGTCAGATGTTACGGAAAGTTCCGGGCAGAGTGGGAAGGATGGCGGTTCTGTCAACACCCTGAGAAAACAATATAGATCTGCGAGATTGAATCTTGTTTTCAAGCATGTTCTAGTCGCCCTTTTTTTGTCTTACGTCGGTTTTCTTTCAATGTTTAAATGCCTCGCCTTACCAGAAGATGAAAGAATAAAGCTTCCACCAGACAATAGAACAATTTCTGATGATTCAATAAAAATTTATTGGGGAGGATTAGGCGTTATTGGTTTGGCCGTTGCAGGTCTTATTTATTACTATGGATATAGAAAAGGCCAAATTAAGTTTAGTTTTATTTGTCCTCACTGTTTAAAGCAAGTCAATGCCCATGAGCTAACTTTTAATTGTCCTTTCTGCGAAAAACAGTATCAAGCCTCACAGCAAAATATGTATGATATGTTTCTAAAATGCCGAAACGAAGGTTGTAATTCAGAAATTCAATATATTCAATGTCCTCATGCTGACTGCCAACAGCCAATAAACTTAATGGCTTATTACAACGAAAAAGAATTGAGAGCGAAACGATATGACTAAGAAATTTATTGCTAAGACAACGAAGTCTAATCTTCCTGTTAACATCAATTCACAGGCCATTCCGTCTGCACTCAAGCAGTTTGACCTTAACAAGCTGAACCTTGTTTCTCTTTCTAAAGAGCTTGAGGCTTCCCTAAATTCTTCTGCTCCTCAGTCGGTTCTGTTTGGATGGGCAGGACTTAAACGCCAGAAATTAAAGACTGAACATCAGAGAAATATCCTTGACCATATTTACAATATCCGAAGAGTCAATGAGGAGCTTTGCCATCTTCAGGCAGAACTTTTTCTTTCTCCGCAGACGATTGAGCTTTTAATTGAAGGGAAACGCCTAGAAGCAGAGCATAAGATACAACTGGCAGTAAAAGAGCAGGAAGCCAAGCTCCACGCTTTAAGCAAGGAAATGGAGGCCAGAGAAGTCAATCTTGACCATATGCGGGAAGTTGTTAGGAACTTGAAGGCCGATACAGACGCTAAAACTGCCCGTATTGAGCTTATGCGTAAGGTTGTGGACTCCATAGACCTAAATGAGCTTCCAGACTACCTGAGAGCCTTTGTAATCGCTTCTGTGTTTAATCCGAACCAGCCCATTACCCAAGAAATGAGCCTGATGGACGATTTGAAGGACTTTATGATTCAAAAGGCTTCAGGAGAGGCCCGCAAGACACAAGCTCAGGCAGGTAGAGAAGAAGCACAAGAAAAAATAGAACGGACAACAGCTCAAAAAACTGAAGACGATTATGCGAGACTTAGGGATTCCTCTAAGGGCAAGTGAAGGCCTTCCTATTCAGGATGAGGAAGACCGCTTCAGGCATCTTTATTGTCTAGGCAAGACCAGGACTGGAAAAACAACCTTCTTTTTGAATTTAATTTCCCAGGAGATTCAAAACGCCTTAATCGTTATTGATCCCGTAGGCGGTTTTGCTGAATCTGTTGCTTCCCTTTCCCCGCCTGAACGCCTGATCTACGTAGACCAAGAACACCCCGTAATCATCAATCCCCTCACCAAATACGATTGGGCGAAATCTGCCAAAGAGTTTATCGAGGTTTTGAATGCCTGCGTTGCTGGAACGACATCGACCATAGACACCACCGTCTTAATGGAAGAAATTATCCTAAATGCCATTCGCGTATTCCGTCCCAATCAGAGAAATATCAAATATCTTTCCCAATTTCTTAATTTCGAGGAACAGCGAAGAAACCACGCGCCAGATGAATATTGGACGTTCTTTGATTCCAGAGATAGGCGGGGATGGCTTCAGAACAAGGAGAAGGTCGATTCAGCAAAAAGGGTAGGGGCAAGGCTTACCGCTTTTCATCTTGATCCTTCTATTTCTCCGTTTGTGATTGGAGACAATGAGCTAAACATCAAGCAGATAGCAGATGAAAGAAAAATAGCGGTTTTCAACTTAAGGGGATTCGATACCAACGCCCAGATTTATCTTGGAAACCTCATCTCCCACGCAGTCAAGAATTATTACAATTATGAGGCTACCGAACACTCCCCCACTCTGTTCTTCTACGTGGATGAATTTCACAAATTCATTACCCCTTTCTTTTCCGATATGCTTTCCCAGTGTGGAAAGTTCAATATCTCCTTGAATTTTGCCCATCAGAATCATTTTCAGATATCCCGAGAACTCTTGAACACAGTACTTGGAAATTGTTTCACCAAGGTTGTTTTTCAGGTTGGATATGATGAAGCAGACAGAATGGCAAAAGACTTTCAGTTTCCTGCCAAAGAAATCCAGAATCTAGGCAAGTATGAAGCTTATGTTTTAATAGGGAAACAGCCTCACAAAGTCCTTACTTATCCCCCGCCTGAATCCGCTCAATTTATTCCAGAGCCTCCCCAAGAGCCTGTTAATTTTTTACGGGACTCTTGGATTCAAATGGTATAATTGAAGTAAGGCTACTGGCAAACACTTCGGGCATCAGTCCTTTGCCAAAGGAAACCTATGACCTCATTTCTTCATTCACCTCGAAAGAGGGAGCGGTTCATCTTGGACTGTTAAGCTGATTTGGGGGACGACCTTAGATTTCCCTACTGTGATATTCGGGCTAGGTCGAAACCTTAGTACGCAGTTGTGGCCATAATCAAAAAGAGCCATCTTTCGGGGTGGCTCTTTCCTTCCGTGCTATAATTAAGATATGTGGAAGCTTTGGATGAAAATATTCCTTTGGATAGTTCTCTATCTAATTTCCTTCGTCATTGCGTGTGTAATCCTTAAACACCCAATAGCGGAGGGAATGTTATGGCTGATTACCTAGATTTCGCTGAAATCAGCAAAGTTCCGTTCCAAGAAGTCCTTAACTGGCAGAATGTTCCTTTTCAAGAAACCAAAGCAGAACTAAAGGGAGATGGCTTTATTGTCAACAAAGACAAAAACCTTTATTTCAACCCTCAAGGAGATGACAAGGGAAGCGTTATCAACTGGTTATCAACAAGGGAAAGGATCTCTCTTAGAGAAGCGGCCCAGCTCATTAGAGATCATTTTAACGGGAAGCCCCCGGAGAAGAAGGAGATCCCCGAGTACGAGCTTCATTATCACAAGTTCCTTGAAGAACGAGGAATCACCCCTGAGATAGCTCAGGAATATGAACTGGGGCTTGTGAAATCTAGGGGTGTGATGGCTGGGAAAATCGCCATCAAAATTCGGGACGCTGAAGGCGAAAAAGTGGCTTACATTGGCAGAAATCTCAAAGGAGAGAGAAAGTATTTCTTCTTCAAGGGATACACTCACGACCACATTTACAATCTTCACCGTCAGGAACACCCTTACGTGATCCTCACCGTCTCACCTTTCGACGTTTTGCACCTTGTCAAAGAGGGCTTTCCGTTTTCAATCGGACTCCTGCAACGCTCTATGAGTGCAAAGCAGGAAGAACTGATGAAGAGGTTCAAGAGGGTTGTTCTCTTTCATCCTGAAGGAGACAACATCGCCCTTCGGCTCTCGAAAGTCTGTTTTGTCAAACAAGTGGCAAATAGTGTCCAAACACTAGGCAGGGAGGAAATTAAGGCCCTGTTCTAAGTGTTGCCCTCGGAGGTCTTTACGACTCCGGGGGTTTTTGCTATAATTAAATATATACAGCTTAAAAGTTAATGTAGGAGGATGCACAAGAGAGAATTCATCGATATTTGCAGTCTTTTAACAGACAAACAAATCGCCTGCCTTGTTTTTCGCCTCGCTGGACTTACCCGCCACCAGATAGCCGAGCTTAGAAATACTAACTTCAATACTATCAAATGGGAATTCGTAAAAATACAGCAAAAAGCAGATATAGACAAGCTTCTTGAGACAATCGAGGAGCTTATTTTTGTTCTAAAAGAAGATAACATTGCCGATTAAAAATAGTATGTTAAAATTGAAATAAGGAGATATGGATATTTTAAATCCATCTTAAAGCACTACTCACGGATTAAAATGCCGTGCTTTGTGCTATTCGAGCCTATGAGAGAACAATGTCCAAACTGTAGAGCATATGATACAAACGTTTCTAATGATCCGCGATATTTCAAATGTCGGCATTGCAGAAACGTCAGTTCCCTGATCGGCCAGATGAAAGAAAGCGAGGAGTATAATCTCATCCGCGGAGGGCAGGTCACATAATGAAATCGAAGGAGAGAACCCTAAAGGGAAAAGGGGCTAAAGTTAGCGATAAATATGGCAACACAGAAACAGCAAAAAGCGTTTAAAAACCTGGCTGAAAATGGCGGAAATAAGCGAAAAGCATTCAAGGACGCCGGCTATAGCCAAGTTGTTGCAGACAATCCAAAGAAAGTGACAGAAAGCAAGGGCTGGGAAGAATTGATGGACACCTACCTTCCGGATGATCTCTTGGCTCAGAAGCACAACGAACTGCTAAATGCGACCGACATCGGCCACATGGTATTTCCTAGTGCAGTCAAAGACAAAGAAATACGGGCGCTCCTGAAGACGGTCAATTGCACAGTCAAGAAGATTCAGCACGGAGAGCAGGCAAATCACGTCTGGTTCTGGGCGCGGAACAACCGGGCCCTGAAAGATGGACTGGATTTGGCCTATAAGCTCAAGGGGAAATATGCACCTGAGAAGAAGAAAGTCGAATTCGGAAATATGTCAGATGATGAATTGAACGAGAAAATCACGGAGGAGCTTTTTGAATTAATCGATTAGCATATGGAATTAAAGGAGCTGATACAAAAGAAGCTCAAGGACAACCCTGAAAAGGCCAAGAGGCTCAATGATCTCCTAGAGGAAAAGAAAAGACGAGAAATAGAAAACCTCTGCGAAAAGTACACCCCAAACCTTAAATGCGAAGAATTCATTAAAATAGTTGGAGAAAACAAGACCTTTGTAAATTTATTTTCGGCGGCGAATGGCGTAGGAAAAACCGCTGTGGGAGCAAATATCGTTGCCAATATCTGCTTTGGAAAGCAGAATGAATGGTTTGAACATCCCCTTTACAAGAAATTCCCCTATGTAAAGCGCGGAAGAATCATTTCCGACCCCACAACGATCAAGAAGCAAATCATCCCTGAGTTAAAGAAATGGTTTCCTTCCAACCGTTACGATGTCAGGTATGCGACCGAGAAGGAAGGCAAGCCCTACGAGTGCAAATGGACGACCGACACCGGGTTTGAATTTGACTTGATGACGACCGAGCAGGCCGCCAAGGAGTTCGAATCCGTTACCTTGGGCTGGGTCTGGATAGACGAGCCCTGTCCCCAGGATATCTATTTGGCCACGATAGCCCGTATGAGAACCGGCGGAATCATCTTTTGGACCATGACCCCTCTTGCATATTCTGCCTGGATAAAGGATGAAATCTACGACAAGCGGGACGGGGTGAATATCGAATATGTGGAAGCGGATGTTTGGGCGAATTGCAAGGACATCGAGGGCACGCGGGGGATTCTCTCCAAAGAGAACATTGAAAAGATGATCTCTCAGTATCCGGAAGACGAAAAGGAAGCCAGAATAAACGGGAAATTTGGACACCTCTTGGGCAGAGTCCACAAGGCCTTTAACCGCAAAACTCACGTTATCAAGCCCTTCAAAATAGAGCTTGAAAAGTATGTTGTAGTGAAAGCCCACGACACCCACCCGAGAGAGCCTGACCACATCCTTTGGATGGCCATAGACGAGAAGGGGACGAAGTTCTTCATTGACGAGCTCGTTATCAGCGGGACTACCGCAGAGATGGCAGCCAAAATAAAAATGAAAGAGCAGGTAGGCGAATGGCGAATGCTGGAGGATGATTTGATTGATCCGTCAGCTTTCAACACAGACGAAAGAACGAGTGAAATAAGCGTGGCTGACAAGTTGAGAGATGAAGGGATTGTCTACCGGGCCGGCAGCAAAGACTTGGCCGGCTGTATCCGCAGAACCGATGACGCTCTCCATTACGAGGAGAGAGCAGGGGAGCTCGTGAAGGCCCCGGAGATCTATTGGTTTGAGACTGTCCCTGTGGCGATCCGGCAGATGGAAAAATACGTCTGGGACGAATACCGAGGGAAATCAGCCGATGAGAAACAGCCTAAAGGTAGGCCAAAGGATAAGGACGACCACCAGGTAGAAAACGCCCATAGGCTCTTGAAAGAAGAATACGAATTTGAAAAATACATACCGGAAACCTTTGAAGATGAGGAGGAAGAAGAAGTCCTCTACCCCAATATAGGCGTATAACTTATGAGCAATTTCAATAAATACATAAAAGAAGTCACCAAAGTAGAGAGAAAAACGCGGGAGGAAATAGAAAAAGAAACCCTGGAAACGTTTTTCAGATCAACTTTGAAGCCGAAGCCAAGATGGATACCAGGATGGCTATGGCTTAAAGGAGCCAAAATATTCTTAAATATCTAAATGAAAATTACAGTTGACCAAAAACTAGATGCAATAAAAATCTCAGACGACGATTTGATTGAGCAGATTCAAAGGGAATACAACAACGCCCTTGATTTCAGGAAGCCTAGAATCAACGATTGGCACGCCAATGAGGATATGCTTTACGGCAGGAAGCCGAAGACCCTTTCCAAGAGGAGCAATATCGACCTCCGCTTGATGAAGGGGTTTGAGGATACGCTCCTTTCTAAAATCAAGAACCCGCCTGTCGTTAAATACCAGCCCACCGAAGAAGCAGACAAGACCAAAGCCAAGAAAGTGACCGCCCTCTGGGAACTCGAAAGCTCTCCCTCTCAGCAGAACTGGAAGTTCAAAGACAAGCTTTCAAAGAAGCTGTCTCTCCCTTCAGGACGTGTCATCACGAAAATTTACGCGACCGCCAAACCTTACAAACACCATCGAGAAGAAATAGACCATTATGACTTCCTGATTGACCCTTTGGCAGGCGGATACGACATCGAAAACGCCCGCTATTTGGGGCAGGATAATATCTTTAAAAGCAAATTCCAGCTTGAAAATAATCCGAAATACGACCAGGAGAAAGTGAAGGAGCTCGTAGGCGACGATACGGAAAGAACCTCAACTGCCGAGGCGGATAACCAATACAAAGAGAAAGCCAACCGCTTTGCGGTCCTGGGGTTGAACACCGATGAGTACAACTGGCAAAAAGACGGCCTTTACAAGCTTTTGGAGTGGTATACGACCATCAACGGGGATCGCTGGTATATCGTCTGCAACCTGGAAAAGAAAGTCATCCTCAAGAAATGCCTTTTAAGAGAGATTATCGGCATCCACGAGGAAAATGGAATTTCCCTTTATCCCTTTGCTTCGTGGGCATATTACCCCGATTTATTCAACTTCTGGAGCCAGTCCCCGATGGACGTCGTGAGGGAGAATTTCCAGACCAGAAATATCGTCATCAACCAAGCCATTGACAATAACGAGGCCAAAAACAGGCCGAATAGAAGCTACGACCCGCACATTTACAAGGATAGAACCAAACTGAAGGAATACCGGGATGCTCTGATTCCGGTGGCGAAGGGAACCGACCCATCAAAAGGCATCTACATCCACCCGGTAAACAGCATTTATGACCCAAAAGCTTTGAATGACATGCTTAGGGAAATCGCCGCCCAGGTTACTGGCGTAACTCCAGGAGGAGAAGGAACCGAAGAAGGCGACCAGAAAGTCGGAATCTATTACGGAAATATGCAGGAAGTGGCCAATCGAATGTCAGGTTTTGAAGACAGCTATTCAAATGCCCTCAACAAAATGGCCCTGCTTTACTTGAACGGTCTCAAAGACCACTTGGACGAGGAGAAGGCCATTAAGATGATCGGCGAGAAAGGCGTGGAATGGGAAAAGCTCGTTAAAGATGACCTGGGAGAATTCGACATCATCGTTACGGGAGGCCTCACCGAAGCTCAGAATGACGCCATAAAGGCGAAAGCCAAGGCGGATTTCATTGCCAGACACGCCGCCAGTCCGGTTATCAACCCCAAGGCCGTGGTGGAAATGGATGCCCTCAATGCCGGTTTCGAACCCGAGGAAGTAAAAAGGCTGTTAGAGCCGAACGATGCCAGCGAGGAAATGACCGTCAGAGCCGCCGAGGATATTCAAAAGCTCCTTTTAGGTGAGGACTTCCTGCCATTCAGGAAAGCCGATACCGCCTATATGGAAAACATCCTTGAATTCTACGAGAAGACCGAGATGAAGCCGGAGCAGGAAAAGAGATTCCAGGGTTACATAGACGCGATTCAGGACATTGTCATAAAAAATACAGTGTTAAAGGCCCAGCGAGCTTTGGCCCAGCAAGGACTGCTCCCCACCCCGAACGCGCCAGGTATGCCCCCAGGAGAGCCAGGAGGCCCTGAATTACAGCCACAGACAAAAGGAGCCACCATCGACAGGGCAAGTCAAATAACAAACAATTTAAAGCCAAATTATGCTACAGAGCCTATTGGATAAATTGAGAGGAATCTACACAACCAAGGAAGACCAGGAGCTTTTTGACGAACAGGAAAAAGAAATTGCGGATATGGAAGCCATCCGCGACCTCTTGAACTGTGAACAGGGAGAAATCCTCAAAAATTGGCTGATGGACGAATTTCAGGCCAAATTAAAAGCCCTATTTGATAATCGCAGGGAACAGGATATTTCCGACCTGCAATCAATCTATAATTTAATAAATAAGCTATCCGTTAATCAGGAACTTGATTCTATCGAGGCTTGGTTAAAGGAAAAGCTAGAGTAAATTTATGTCAAACGACAAAGACAACAAAAACGTTGGAGCCTCTAATAAAGACAAAGCTTCAAACGAAGGAAAAAATAAGAACGTTGGTGGTGCGAAAGGAGATGGAACTCCTAACGTGCAACTAAAAGACAAAGACAAGCAAACAAAAGCAGAAATGAAAATGGAACAGAACGAAAACGGTTTGTATGTTCCAAGAACTGAAATGCAAGTTAAAGAACAGCATTTCGTCAAGAAGATATCTTCTGATGAATTCGCTGTTGTTAAAGGCAATGGAGAGGTTGTGAGAGTTTATGTGAAAGAAAAAGGATGCGAAGACCCAAAAGCAGCCGCAGAGAGTTATGCAGCCAAACTGTCAACACAGTTTAAATAATCTTCCCTGACACGGAAGAAAGCCGGAGGGCTCTAAACTCTTTGGGGTGATACCCTCTTACTAAATAATCAAGGCCGTTAGAGGCCTATTAACTCTAATTTTATGCTAGAAGAGCAAAAGAACGGGATCGCAGACCCGGAAAAAAAGGAGCCGGAAAATACTCCAGCCGAAGACAAGAAAGAGGAGAAAAAGGAGCCTGAGAAGAAGGAGCCGGAAAAGAAAGAACCTGACAAGACTCCCAATTACAGGCCCCAAAAAGACGATAAAGGCGAAAGCGTTCCCTTAAAGAAGTATCTCGGGGTTAAGACCAAAAACAAAGACCTGGAAGACCGCGTGAAAGAGCTTGAGGGGCAAATAAAATTAGCCAATTCGTCTTCTAATTCCTTTAAAGAAGAAGACCTTGAAGAAATAGCCGAAGAAAACGGCCTGACTGTAGCGGCGGTAAAAAAGCTTGCTGACAAGATTGTCGGCAAAACAAAAGCCGAAGCTATGGCCGAAGTCCAAAAAGTCATTGAAAAGACCCTCTATCCTCTACTTGCCAAATCCAGGCAGGATGAGAACGAGAAGAATTTCGAGACGGACTTCAAAAACCGCATTGTCAAGAAGTATCCCCACCTGAAAGACCACAAGGATAGATTCAAGCGTCTGGTTATGAGTCCCGACTTTGTCGAGATGTCTGAAGACCAGATCGTCTCTGAATACTTTCCCGCCCCCAAGGGGGAGAAAAAAGACACTGTAGAGGGAGGCTCTACCGGAAATTTGAAAGGGACTGAAACCATTGATTTCAAGACCCTTAACCAGAACCCGGAGCTTTATTCAAAAGTGATGGCCAACCCCAAGCTAAAGGCAAAATACTTCGAATGGCAGGATCAACAAGGTCTATGACCATAAGATATGGCAGACCAATTTACTTACCACCAAGAGGGATTTGCGAATAAGTACCAAGACGTATTGCAAAAAACTCTGGTGGCTGATGTGGTCGCTAATCGCAGGCTTGAAAAGCAGTTGACAGTCGGCAAAAAAATCAGCCGATTCAAACTGGTAGTCGGCGGACACGTTTACGATGAAAGCCGGTATACCGACAGAACCGTAGACACAGTAAGCGACGACACTCAATACATCGAAATAGACAAAGAAAAATATTTATCTTGGAAACTTCACAAATGGGACAAATTGCAGAATACCCCATTGCAGGCAGGCGAAGAAATCGGACGCCAAAAAGGCCACTCTATGAGGCAATACATTGACGCCGATGTTTTAGCCGAAACATTAAACGCCTACGATACTTTTGATGATGGCGATATCAGTGGAACAGCCGGAAACGGTCTTGATTTTTCCGTTATCAACATCCCAAAAGTGGCGACTCTTTTGCCCGCTAAATTAAGGCAGAACAATGTGGAAGACGGCCAATTCGCCTATGTCCTAGACCCAATAATGATTGCTTACGTTCAGCAAACATTGCTTGGCAAAGACATCAATTTGACAGATGCCACGTTCAAAAACGGCTATACAGGTCCATTGGTAGGCTGGAGCCTTCACTCATCCAACAATTTGACCTTCACTGCCAAGCTTAATATGGCAACCGAGCCGACCGCCAACGATACAGTTGTAATCGGAGACGTTACATTTACCTTTAAGGCAACCGCAAACGCAGCCGGCCACGTCAAATTGACCGCTACACCCGCCACAACTCTTGATAATCTTGTAGCCGCTATCAACGGTTCAGGCACGGGAGACGGAACCGATTATTACGAAGTCTCTACAGCCAACCGAGCTAAATTGCGTGATACATACCGAGCAGCCGCTGTTGACGGCACAACTTATCTTACCCTGACCTGCACAGGCTCAGGCAGATTAACTGTGTCTGAAACCTTTACCGATGCCACAGACGGATGGAGCCTAAAGAAACTTCACTGCTACGCCGGTAAGAAAAAGCAGGTTGACTTGATCATGCAACAGGACGTTCAAGTTGATATGAGACCAGAGCCGAAACAGCCTGTCAACAACTTTTTCGTGGACGCTCTCTACGGCAAGAAGACCTTTGACGATGCAGCTCAGAGGTTCCTAGACTTGCAGGTTGTTATTGGCTAATTGAGATTTAATAATTAAGTGATCACTTAAATGACCAACATTAAAGAAAAACTCATTTATATCTCAATTGCAGGTCTGATGGTTCTTTCGATTGTGAATATATCGATGAACGCAAACCGCTCTCCAGAAATGGTAGGAAGCACGATCCACGTCTTCCAAGACGACTTTACCGCAGGAATAGCCGTCAACGGCACCGAGGTAATCAATTCATCTGGCGTTTATGTAGGAGCCGTAAGCGGAACAACCGGGGCTTATTCGAGCACTTTGTCTGTGACCGGAGCCAGCACTTTGACCGGGGCCGTCTCTATGGGAAGCACCTTGAGTGTGACAGGGGCAACTTCTCTTGAAACTCTAACCCAAGGAGGCGGAGAAAAGGCAACATCAACTGATGATACGACAGCGACTCTGCTTTCCACCGACATCGACACGGAGAACCTTCTAACTTTCACGCCGAATGTATCAGGAATAACTCTGACTCTTCCTGCTTCATCTACTTTGTCAGCGCACATTCCAAGCACAGGAGACAGTAGAGAAGTGTGGGTCGCAAATGGCACTTCTACCCCTGGCACCCCGTTCACTTTGGCAGCAGGCACAGGCTGGACTATTCAGATATCAACTTCTACCGCGAATGTTCATACAGGAAAACACGCGGTCTTGAAGATGATTAGAAAGGCCAATACCGACATCCTGGGAATTCTACAGATTGACTAATTGAGATAAGATTCTGCTCATCCAAAAGAGGTGGGCAGAAATCTTAACTTAATAACTCAAGAAAAAGTATGAAAAAAGTGATAATAATCGTAATTGCCGTCCTACTGGGAGGGTTTGCTGGATATTTGCTCAGGAATCCTGAAACAATAAGAAGGGCCTGGGACCAAGGAATTGGAGGGTATTATTTTGATGATGTCGAGCAGACAGTAGCCACGACGACGGCTGACACCAACCCGATACAAGTCCTTTCGACAAAGACTAGCCGGCAATACGCTTTGATTCAGAACGACAGCGACACATCGGTTTATCTTGCTTTAGGAGCCAGCACGACTGCAGCAGTCAATGAAGGAATCCGCTTAAATGCCAACGGTGGAAGCTATGAAATCAACGAATTGAACCTTTACACAGGCGAAATCTGGGCCACAAGTTCAGCCAGCAATAAGAAGCTCTTAATAACTGAAAAATAAATGAGGCAAAAAGGGAGAGAAAAACCAAAAACAGAAGTTATTGTTGATAACCTGGAGGCAAACGTCAACCGGCTGATTTCCGCGTTTGAATCACTGAAAAGCCAGATACGAGACACCAAGCCCACCATAATCAAAGACGACCAGAAAATCCTTGATTGGCTGGATAAGTTCCAAATCGAGCCCACCGACCTTTCCAACCTGGAAACCCTTCTCAAAGGCGTGGAATCAGCCGTTAGAAGCCTCAAATTTGAGCAGAGAGAAGTTATTTCGGTCAAAGAGGCCAATGACCTCATAAAAGCCATTACCGCCGTTAAACGCGCGGTTATGGCCCAGGATTTGTCCGTCAGCTTCGACACTGACCGGATTGAGAGTCTTCTAAAAAGCATATTAGACGAAATCCCCAGAGTGGAATTCCCTGAGGATTATCCCCTTCCCGACAGCCAACTGCAAAAACTTCTGGACGCCTTCAACGACCTGGCTACCCAGGAAGGCCTGGAAGACATCGTTTCCGCCATCAAGAAAATCCGCGTGGGCGGAGGCGGAGGCGGAACCGACATTGTGGGGCTGAAGAATGAGGTAAATGGCAGGGATACAAGAGTGAATGTGGCTACGGAAGACACCCTAGACGAAATCAAGACGAAAATCGGGGGGAGCCTGGAGAATTACAAAGTCGCAGACATCGTCATGAGCGAGAGCGGATACAATTATTACGGATACGTGGATCAGGACGAAAACTGGTACATCATGAGGGAGGGAAGCTCAGGGACGCAATACCGCTTTGCCTCGGGAACGGGAAGCTACGAAACAGCCTGGACTAATCGGGCAAGCCAATCTTACGATTATTTATTCAACGCATTCTAGAAATGAAAGGACACAAATTTACAATTCTATTTATCGTCATCTGTTCATTCGCCTTTGGGTTCGCTGTTTGGGCTGATTACAAATTCAATCCCTTTACAAGCAAACTTGATTATTACGAAACAGCTTCTACGACCCCTGAAAATGATTCTCGATATGTTAATGTATCTAGCGATATTATGATAGGAGATTTAGGAATTAAAGCAGATCTGGATGTTTACACGGTTGGAGATTATCTGGTTAATGATAACGCCTATACTTACAACGGAAACAATTATGACTTTCAAGCGATAGTAGGTGCTTATTGGGGAATCTATTATGCCACAGGAAGTGATTTGGCTTTTGGCGGATATTTCGGCGACCCGCCTGTCTATGTTTTACCAGATATTGTGGACGGTTCGGAAGATATTGGAGTGATGCTTGGAACTGTTTACCAGGATGTTGGTTTTGGTGCTCCATTTAGATTCACATTCTATTATCTTTTGTCAGAATATGCAGATTTGTATAACTTTTTAGCCGGAATGTTCGGAGCTGAAAGCGGTTCAACCTGGACAATGGATTACAAAAATGACGGATTGTTTACGAATAACGGAGCTGGAAATGATTTTACTTACAACGCAGACGCTAATTTAATCCCTTATCCATCAGGAACGCCGAGCATAGCCAAGCCATTGATATCAACTTTTAATGTTGATGACGCTACTGGAAATATAACGACGTCTGGTCAATATACCTCAAGTCTTGCCAATGGTACAGCACCTTTCGATTTGTCGTCAGCCACCCTTAACACGAACCTAAATGCTGACTATTTAGATGGTCTTCACGCTGGCAATTCAAGTGGATATATTCCAATCAGCAATGGGACAGTCAATACGAACCTAAATGCTGACCTTTGGGATGGATACCAATCCAGTGATTATCTTGACCAAGCAGTAAAACAGGCCTCATCTCCCTCTTTTGGTGGGTTAACTTTGAACGGCAATTTGTTGATCAATACGACCAACGCAGTTCAATTCAGAGATGCAAATAATTACATTCAGTCGTCGGCGACAGACAGCATAGATTTTGTTGTAGATACAGGCGGGCAATATAGATTTTCAAGCGGAGCAGGAAGCGATGGAGGGCAGTTAGTTATAGGAAACAGTTCAAGCTTTAATTCTAACTATGGCAAATTGAACATAAATGATAATGGACCGGTCCCAGAAAACACAGGCACATTCTATCACGTGTTAAGTTCAATGGAATACCAAGCATCTGGCTGGACTGGTGATAGTGCATCAAATAGACAGGCGTCTGCCTTGCAGGTAGCTTATAGACATTATACCCCATACATGATCAATTATCCCATCGGTGGCAATTTTGTTCTTCAAGTGAATAGCGGAAGGGATTGGGAAACACCAGGGACCCCGACAGTAGGAACACGTGGAGCTGCACTTCAATTCCAAGTCTATAATCAGGATGACTATGCACATGCAATCTATGGTTTTTATCAAGAGCAGGGAAGCTGCCAGGCCATAACAAGAAACACAAAAATAGGTCAGTATTTTGGCGGTTCGTTTGGAAGGTTGCAGATACAGGGAACAGCTACATACACCTCTCACGTTGATTTAGCCACAGGTCTTGATATATGGCCAGTCACAGTCCAAACAAATGGAAGCCTTGATCAATACAGGGGAATTACAGTTGGACTGCCAAGCATGGATAGTGATGCAGGAGATAATATAGATTTCATTACAGGTATAAAATTCAATCACGGAACAAATTCTAGTGCAACTTACACAATGACAAATTATTATGGCGTTGAGATGAGTGGGATCAGCAGCTTCACTGGTGGAAGTAACTATGGCTTCAATTTCTATAACTGGGATAATCAAAATGACACCAAAGTCATTTCGATAGATGATATTGACGGAGTATCGTCGGCCATTGGTCTTTATATAAATGACATTTCGATAGGAGGAGATAACAATAATGCAAATGCTTGGGGGATCTATACAGGGTCAACTGCCAAAAACTATTTTGGTGCGACGACTACGATAAATGCCATTTTGCACTTAACTCCTCGCAGTCAGCCAGGAAGTGCAACAGAAGGAGATGTCTATTCAGACACAGACGACCATCATCTGTATTTCTATAATGGAAGCGGATGGGTCCAACTTGATAACTAACACAACAATATGACAAAAGCAAGCTTAATGTTATTAGGATTAACGATAGGAATAATAGGAACTATAGCCCTATCTAATGTTAATTCACAAGAACAAACGGCAACTTATGATAAACTAAGCGCTGACATCTATCAGGAGACAACTGAAAACAGTGTGAAATATAGTAAAGCAGGCTTAGAAGCGGAAAAAAGCGAATTGACTGAAATATATAATTTAAGCAATGGAGCTTGGGAAAGGATTGACAATATAAAACATCTTATAAGCCAAGATACCCCGGACTTTAAACGAATATGCCAAGATAAGATAGATAAAATAGATGAAAAGTTAACGGAGATTAACAAACTAAAATAAACCTATGGAAATTCTACTAGGATTAGTGGTTTCCGGAATAACGGAAATCGCAAAAGTAATATCTGCAAAGCTCGGCAAGGAACTTACGAGCAAGCTTATCTATGGAATTGTATTTCTTGGAACGTTTGTATTCACTTATATGCTCAGAGCTGGAGTGATTTCAATGGCCGACGTGCAGAACTTTATTGAGATATTTTCAACTGCCGTTGCCAGCTATGAAATTGTAATAAAGAGAGTCCTGAAGCCTGCCCTTGATTTAGAGTAAATCGTATGGATGACAAGATCAACCAAATAAATATTACTATGGAAGGATTTAGAAAAGACATCGGGTATATTAAGCATTCACTCGATGAAAACAAGACCGAGCACAAGGAAATCTTGGACAGGATTGACGCTTGGTTTAAGACAGCCGAAGACAAGTTCGCCAACAAATGGGTTGAGAAAGTCGCTATTGCAATTGGCTCTGTTGTGGGACTGGCGATAATTGGAGCCGTCTTGAGTTTAATCATAATCAAATAATATGAAAAACGTTAGAAAGGAGTTTATTGAAGCTCCTGTAAAAAATACCGGGCTTATTTATGAAGAGCCTAAGGAGCAGGACTGGATACTAGGTTCGAGCCCCTTGGAAAACAGGGAAATATTCCCTGATGGGCATGGATGGCCGAAATACAGGCCAGAGGCGGAAATTCAAAGAAACCGCCATTTTGACACATTCTCCTGCGTAACCTTTGCCGTCTTAAAAGCCCTGGTAATGTATTTGCGTGTAAACTACGGGGTAACTTTCGACCTTTCCGAAGTCTTTACCGCCGTGATGAGCGGAACTGTTCCAGGACGAGGAAATTCAGTTAGGAATGTCCTTGAGAGCGTCAGGAAGGACGGCTTTTTAGCCGAATACCTCCGCACCTTCACTCCCGAGATGACCAAAGAGCAGTTTTTCAGCCCGATCCCCGAAAAGCTCATCGAGCTGGCAAGAAATAATCTCTTGGAGTGGGAAATCAACTGGGAAATCATCAGCACCAATTCCAATGTCAACCACACGGACATTACAAACGCTCTCAGGTATTCTCCGATCATCGCCGTTGGCTACGCATGGATACAATCGGGCAAAGACGGGATGTATTATGACCAGGGCAATTATCCGAACCACTGCTTCTTAATAGACGACTATGACGAAAATGACCAAAGAAAACTCATTGCCAATGACAGCTACCCGCATGATTTTGAGGCGGACGGAAATTATCCGACTGAAGAATTTCTCAAGGTGCTCAACCCAAATTTCCGCATCTGGTCAGCCCATAAAATAACGGCTTATCCAATTATAAAGGCCAAAGACAGTTTATTAACTAAATTCATCAATATGTTCAAAGAAGTCATACGAGACATTCATGGCGGATACTGGTTCATCAAAGACGGGAAACGCCAGAAAATCAATTCGATTGGCGGTTTAATGACTGTTATTTTCCGGAATTTCGGAATCGCTAAAGACAATGTGTCCGATGATGAGCTAGGCCGATTCCAGTTAACAAACGAATTTTTCAAATAGATGACACCAGAGGAAATCTACAATTTATTCCAGCTGGAATTGGACGGAGAGACATTTGACTCAGACGAAGACGCAGAACAAGAGATGAATATCGCCTGGCGGAATCTTCTCTCTGACCGAAACTGGGTAAAGCTCAAAAAGACTCAGACTTTATCCGCCGGCGAAACCGACCTGACAACCATTACTGACCTAGACAAGGTTTTGAAAGTATGGGCAGTGGGAGATGGTGGATCAACCGACCGAACCCCTTTAATCGGAGGAACATTCGATGACAGGTTCAACCTTTCTTTTGATTATTGGATAGACCACGTTAACCAGACTTTCAACTTGATTGGCGATGATAACTCATATGAAGAAGACGAGCTGGTTGTCGACTACAAATACAAACCGGATGATTTGGCTTTAGAAGATGAAAATGATGTGTCCGTATTTCCCGCCTTTGCCCACCCCATAATCGCCTACGACATGATTCTCGCCTATAAGGAAAAGGACGAGAACCCTGATTTTTATCAAACCATTGAGCGGAAGAGAGAACGCCTCTTTGACCGCCTCGTTCTTTGGAACGAACAGCTAGAAGATTATGCCGAGAGTCAAGAATGAAAAATTGAATAAAGTATTTGGAAAAGGAACTGTCAACACGATTGAATCAGACATCATCGAAAGGGGAGCAGCCTCCGCTTCTGAGAATTTCATAACCGAGCTTGACCACATCGAGCTTGTGAGGGGGCGGAAGCTGATTGGAGAAAACGAAAGCGGGAATGACCCGGTCCTGGGGCTTCATACCGCCTATAAAGCTGACGGCACGGAAATTCTTTTAAGGAAAATCGGCACCACCCTTCAATACTACGACGATGACACCGAGGCCTGGGTTGACATCGAAACCGACCTCACGGACGGCGAGGAGCTTTCCTTTGCCAATTCCTTTACCCCCGCAGGCCGGCAAGTCTGGATGTGCGGGGAGGACGGCCTCTTCAAACTCTACCCCTCAAGCCCTCTTTCCATAATCAACCATACCGACGCAACCAAGAATTACAAGGGAAAAATCAGGATAGAAAAGTCCAGGATGATTCTTTGGGGAAGGGAAGACGACCCGACCGGCCTATATTTCTCGAAAGTAGACAAAGACAGCAATTACACAAGCGTGTCCGCCGAGGCCATAGGCGCTTTGGGTTCAAAGACATACAGCGGAACCCTAGCCCACGGGGAGATGTTCGGGCTTGTGATTACGGACGGAACCCAGACTGTAAGAGATGACAAGAATGGAAACTTGACTGGAGACGGAACAGGAACGATAAATTACGCTACTGGGGCCTATTCGGTCACCTTTGACGCTATAACCACGGATGCAGTCACGGCAGATTATCTCTACGAAGCCCCAAAAACGAACGGCCTGGCCGACTTCACGTATTCAGCCACCAGATTGGCAAGCGAGGGCAATATCCAGAGGCAGGACGCCACCGGAGCGGAAAGCAAATCAGTCATCACTTTTGACGGGGTTTTCTATACCTTGCAAGACAAGGGGGCTTGGAAAGTCTCCATAGACGCCGCCGACCTGGTTTGGACAAATGAACTTTACAATCTAACCATTGGCATACCCACCTGGAAAGCGGCCATTCCCTTGGCGGACGGCATTCTTTTCGTTGATACCGCCAACTCGGAAGAGCCTAAGCTGAGAAAGCTTGCCTACAGCCTCTATTCGGACAAAGTGGAAGCTTTTGACCTTTCAGTCAACTTCAAAATGGAAGATTACGTCTTTGATCAGGCCGTGCTTTTCAAATTTGGGGATTACGCCCTGATTTCCTGCCGAACTTCTGGAAGCACCGTCAACAATAAGACCATTCTCTACCACCTCTTGAATAAGACCTTTGACGTTCTAGACCACGGATACAATTTCTTCACGATTAAAGATGACAAGCTCTATGGCGGAGATAGCTTTTCTCCAAATGTCTTTGAACTCTTTTCCGGCTGGGATGATGA